GCTACCAACAATGAAGGCGCATAAACTTGTAGTTTAAGATCCTTATTGTATTCAGCATTGAAGTTACCATAATCACCATTCAAAGCTTTAACAAAGTCAGCATCACGCATTGGCTTAATACGACCAAAGTGCTTACCATAAACTTGTTGATACTTTTCATCTTTTACACCAATCAATACACGCAAAGAGTTATCTTTCAATGCAGCTACCAATTGCTTGATTTCTTTAACATCGCCTTTAGCAATAGCGTCAATAGTATCAAATGATACTTCTCCACCATTAGCTACGTTAGCCCATGCTTTAGTAAAATCAATCAATGTATCTTCTCCAACATAAGCCTTACGAGTTTTGTCTGCATTCTTCCACCAGTCATAAGCAGGTACATCTTCAGACCATGTAGTTTGACCTACATTGTTGATCCACATGAATTTACCTGTCTTACTTTGACGGTTGCCAGCTTGCATTAAAATCTCAAACTTAACTTTAAAGTTAGGATTAACACACTCCAACCAGAATGTAATCTTACTATAGTCCTCATTGTTAATAGTGACTGAATAGTTAGGATCTGTCTTAGCGTTAATTCCTAGATCTTTAAGTTCATCTAAAGTTGGATTAACTGCGATTACTTTTACTGGTGCAATACCAGTGTACAGGGTTACGCCACCTGATACTTCTACTTCTGAGTTATTCGACTGTACAGCCATTTGTTTTTAAATTTAAAAGGTTAATTAAGAGTTAAATGTGTCTACAAAACTTGGATCTACTTCTGATTGAGGTTCTGGCAATTGCTCTGGTTCTTCTGGAGTAACATAATATTTTGCAGGAGCTTCAATAGTTACTGAATCAGTAATTTGAGGATTTACAGGCTCTGTTGTTTGAGTTAAAACAGGAGTTGTAGTTACTGTATCATCTTCCAATACAAAACGTACAGCTGCTTTACGCTTAACACGAAGACCTTGCAATTTAGGGTGCTTAAATACTTCATTAACTTCTTGTTTAGTCAAGCCGTATTTAGTTGCAATCTTCTCACGATCCAAGCCATTGTTTAGATCATTAATAATTCCTGAAACAGTCAATTTAATTGTTTCGTTACTTGCTACTGGTGTTACAGTAGTCTCTACTCTAGCATCTATGCTCATTTGTTTTTGATTTTAAAAGTTTTTAATTAATCGATGAAAATATTCTTCCAGTCCAGTTCCATCTTCTGGCCTCGTAAATGTTCGCATCTTGATCCTGCGTTAATGTCTTCGCTAGAATCAAATGAGATCATTGTTTTGTCTCCTTCACGATAGATTAGTCCGATAGCATCAGCATTTGCACATGCAATGTTTCTGATCTTACCAGTCAAATCTAAATCTTTACTTGCTACTTCTTTACCTTTCTTGTCTAGCATTTTATCTTTGAGGTGGCCGATATAAATGATATGGTCAGCTAGCATCTCTAGTCTGTCCATCCATTTCTTAACTGCAATTCTCAAATACAAATAGCCACCACCTTGAGGTAATGAAAGTATTGATAGTCCTTTGTTATCACTATCAAAGTTTTTACCCATAGGAGTTTGTTTGTAAAGCTCTTTAGCTTCTGCTTCACACCATACTTCTAACTGAGTTAATGTGTCGATGGCAATGTATTTATATGGTTTTTTATTAGCCATAATAGCTTTGCCTACTTCACTGAGCTCTCTAAGATTACTAACTTGAATCTTAAGAGCTTCTACCATGTCTGAACCACGCTCTAAATCTATGATAAGACAATCATCCAGCTTTGCTAACGCTGTTGTCTTACCTACTTTAGGCTGTCCATACACTACCAAGTTTTTAGGGCTTTTTCTAGCCGCTGCAACTTTTTCTGTTGGTAATTGCATCATTTTCTTTCTTTAATTGTAAATGTTGATAAATCTGTTTCAAAGGGGATCATACCCAATAAACCATCACGATTCTTTTCGATATGACAAGCTAGAAGATTTTCAGGTTCTTCTCCACAATACTTGTCTGTAATACCGTACAAATCAAATGGTCTTTGTAGCATGATAACTACATGAGCATCCTGGCCAATAGAATCTCCACCAAACAAATCGGTAAGCAATGGTTGATATTGATTCTTAGCTCGGAACTCTTGCTCGATATTCCTGTTTAACTGCGATAATAAGATTGTTATTGATCCCATTTTAGATTGCATCCACATACAGGCTTTTGATACTGTATTAAGCTTTTGCAATTCTGTGTCTTCTGATCCTACGATAAGACGAGTGTGATCAATTAAGTTTACAATGGTATGGTACGGATACCTTGCAGATACTTTATTGTTCGTGTCTTTAATCTTATTCATATTCTGTGGAATAGAACAGAAGTAAATGGGATACTTAGCATACTTATTAGCAGCGTCTTCGTATTTCTGCATGCCTGTGTCATCTAATGGCTGATCTACGGAATAAAGTTGCGAGAACTTTAGATTAGCATCATTTGAAGCAGCACGCATAATCTGTTGATAATCTGGCATCTCAAATGTCCAATACAATACTACTATAGGAGCATTGACATTGACATCTAATAAGTCAAATAATAACTGATTACTAAATGCAGATTTACCTACACCAGGTCTACCAGCAATAACATACATCTTGCCTGGTTGCAACCCACCTAATAACTGTTTGTTTAATCTAGGCCATTTAGTCGGAAACACAACGCGCTTACCTAGCTTTGCATTTCTAACTTCTTGGATTGATTTGTTGACGGCATCTTTGATATGCCTAAACTCAGTTATTTTAGAGTTGTCTTGTGATACGTCCTTCGGACTTGAGTTTGGTTGTTGTTCCATCTTCACTTAAATCGCTGTATTTTTCCCAACTGTAGTTGTTGATCCATGTTTCTAACTGCTGCATATAACCTAAACTATTGCTAGTCTTTCTCAATTGTAGTTCTCTGTTCAAGCACTCAATAATGTGCTGATGTTTAGTTACATCATTACCTACAATCTTTTGATACTTAACTTTAGCTTTGGCATTAGCTTTAGAAGTTGGATCTTTAGCACGAAGAATTCGTAATTGACCGTTAGCTAAGACTTTAAGCGGGTATGTCGAGAGAAGACCATGCCACATCTTATCAAATGAACTTTCTACATATTGCAGAAAGTGCTCTCTAAGAAAGACCTCGTCTTCTCCCAACTTAATGTACCCAGCTTCTTCTAACTTGTGTTGGTCTACAATTAACTTTAAATCTTCAATACTCTCTTTGCGATAAGTCAAGATCAAAAAACAAAACTCATCAGCTGTAATACCTAGCTGTTTGAGGAGATCAGTATTAATTTCAATAGTCATAATAAATTTTGTTATACTGATTCTTGATTCTCTATACAAATATAAGAAGAAAGTTTATCAATCCAAACAATATTGTTAAAACTTTTTATACTTGATTGTAACCATTTCTCTTCTTGAGAATTTGGTACATACAAGATAATTACTGTTCCAACTTTGTCTGGACTTAATCGTAACAATCGTCCTACTCTTTGTATCATTGATAAGCTTTTAGAATCCAATCCACA